TAATGTCGTCTTCAGGCTGTAATTCATCGGCATACACGGTCATTTCTTCATCATCACGTTTTACTCTGATTTCGGCATCCCTTGAAACCTTTAGTGTTTATTCCGCCCTTCCGTGAGCCGGATATAGATGTAGACTATGCTTCCGACCGGAGACAGGAAATGAAAGAGTATTTGGAAGAGAGATATAATATCAATGGTAAACAACGTGTATTCTCTGCCGGAACCTTTACCACTTTGAAGTTAAAGGCTATTTTAAAGGATGTGGCGAGGGTTCATAGGGTTCCGCACGCCATTGTAAACTATATCACTGCAATCTTTGAAGACGACAAAATGGACTGGACAGACCTGTTCAAAGTAGCTGCGACAAACAAAAAGGTAAACAAGTTCATCCAAGACTATCCTATGGTCATTGAAGACATTCGGACATTGATGGGGCAACCCAAGGCTTCATCCATTCATGCTTCAGCTATCATTGTTACTCCGGAAACAAGAAATGACGAAAAAGACGTGGAATGTTTCGATTTCCTTCCTATACGAAAAATGGATGGACTATTGGTATCGGAGTTCGATGGATATGCAGCGGATGAAATTGGATTGTTAAAAGAAGATGTATTGGCAACCAAGGAATTGTCAAAACTAAGCTCCATTATCAATATTGTAAACAAAGAATACAACAAGCATTATTCCATTGAAAGTATTACTCAAAATGAACTTAACGATCCGAAGACATACAAAATCCTTTCAGACGGATATACCCAGAATGTCTTCCAATTCGCTTCCCGTGGTATTACAAAATTTATTATGGAAGTAAAGCCTGATAATATTGAAGACCTTATTGCTATCAATGCCTTATATCGTCCGGCAACGCTTGAAATCGGGGCGACTGACGATTATGTGCGATATAAACACAATGAAGCGACTCCGGTATATAATTATGGAACGTATGAGGCAACCAAAAATACTTTCGGAATTATGTGCTACCAAGAACAATTCATGTTAGTTGCTCATACTTTAGCCGGATTTGATTTGGGTAAAACAGACTATTTGCGTAAGGCTATCGGTAAAAAGAAGGCAGACTTAATGGCTACATTAAAAGACGATTTTATCAAAGGGGCTGTTGCAAACGGATGTCCGGATTATGAGGCAGAAGACATTTGGCACAAAATTGAAACAGCAGGAAAGTATAGCTTCAACCGCTCCCACGCAGCAGCCTACGCATTAACAGCCTATTGTGGAGCATGGCTGAAGGCCAACTATCCTTCAGCATTCTATACCATCGCCCTCCAGTGGGCAGACGACAAGGAAATACCTTCTCTCATGTCGGAAATGGAACAATGCAGCAAGGCAAAAATCGTGCATCCGGATATTAACGTTTCCGATGTGCAATTCTTTACCGACTACCAGAATGATGAGATTTTCTGGTCGCTTACACGAATCAAAATGGTAGGTGTCAAGACCGTTGAGTATATAGTGGAAGAGCGTCAGAAGAACGGGGTGTTTACGTCATCGAGAATTTCATCACCGCATATTCAAGTACAAACTTAAAAAGTACGAATACTGGGATGACCCCGATAACGAGGAAGAAGCAAGAAAAGTTCCAGTAAATGCCCGGCACGTGAAACATCTTATTCTGGCAGGATGCTTCGATAAGATTGAAAACGTCAAGTCGCTTCCGGAAAGACACAGGATTCTTTGTGTAGCAGCCAAAGAATTGGGGTTTGATCTGAAAGAAGAGGATTTCCCATCCGACATGACAGACAAACACTATTTCTGGTCAATGCTTCAGATCGAGGTATCAGGTATCGGTTCCGTTGATTACAGGAGAATATATGACAATTCGGAAGCCAAGCAGCATATAAGGGGAAGAGCTTCCTATATGACAATCAAGGATGCTTTTCTTAAAGAAAGCGAAGGTAAACGGATAGCCGTATGCGCAACCGTTCTGGAACATGACGAAGTGGAATATCAGGACAAGAAAACAGGCGAGAAGAAAACTTTCTGCAAACTGAAACTGCAACAGAATAACGATATTATCGAACTGGTGATGTGGGATAATTTCTACAAGGCGAACCGTGATAAAATTATTCAGTCAAAGAACAAAATGATTATCGTGTCAGCTATAATTAAATACAGTGACTATTCCGGTTGTCATTGTCTTGCAGACATACAAGTCTTCCATGCTGTTCAATGTCTGAGAATTGTAATCAAGTGAATTACTAACCATATAAAATTAAACAACATGCTTATAGAAAGAGAAACTGAATGAAACCTGTAATTATTGCCATCGTTGGAAGATCGGGAAGCGGTAAAACCTATATGGCCGAGTTCCTTAGAAAGAAAATGAACATTCCGACTATCGTGTCATACACGACCAGACGTAAAAGACCCGGTGAAACCAATGGTGTGGAACATTTCTTTATTGGAAGCGAACAAGTGCCGGAAGGGGGCGATATGCTGGCATACACGGTATTCGGAGGTGAACAGTATTTTGCTCTTCACAGTCAGGTTCCCAAAGATGGGATTTGCACCTATGTGATTGACGAAGCAGGGCTGGAATGTCTTGTCAAGGATTTCGGAGACAGGTATCTCATTGTTCCTGTCGCAGTGAAATGCTCGGAAGAAACGCTCATTAAAAGAGGGATCGAGCCGGACAGATTAGCGAGGGACAAAAGACGTATTCACATAAACGATAGTTTTTATGAATATTCATCATCAATGATGGGACAATAGAAGAATTTGAGAATAAAATATTAAGTGAAATCAATAAATTATAAACCAAAACTTTAATTATGGCAACACCAAAAAGCGAACCGACCGTTTTTGTCGGGATTGTACTCGATTTTGAAACCGGGGATTTAGACCCACAAAACGGAGCTTGTACCCAGATCGCTATGAAAGCGGTACGGCTCGATACATGGGAGGTTATAGACACTTACATGAATTATATCTACCCCTATAAACACAAGAGCGATATTTTGGGCAAGACACGAAAGAAGGTTCTGAAAAACAAAAGAGAAATCGAGGAAGAGGAAGGGCAACTGATGAAATATGAGGAAGCTGCTCTTACCTACTCGGATATTTCAATGGATATGTTGTATGAAAAAGGAGTTGATGTCGAACAGGTGGCAAGTGACGTGATTGATTTCGCAACAAGAAACACCCTTTCCAAATCAAAGACCGCAAAGCCGTTTCTTATCGGGCAGAACATTGTTTTTGACTGCGGTTTCCTTCAGCAACTTATGGCCTATGGAGGCAAACTGAAGGAATTTGCCAAGGTTTTTGCCGGAATCACTGACTTTTGGGGGAACTTCCAGCCTCATTATGTAGACACGATAGACTTAGGCAAGCTCACATTTGCCGGTGATCCGGAAGTGACATCGTACAAACTGGAACTGCTGGCAGAACGACTCGGTATCGAATTGGACGATGCCCATGATGCGGATCGGATGTTACCGCTACTCTTAACGTGGCAATCGTCTGTTCCAACCGACTGAGAAATTCAGACGGATCATCTACGGGTGCAGGACTTCAGAAAAAGGAAAAATCAAGAACACACTTTAAAATCTAAATGTATGACGGAAGAAAATGAAACCGTATCGTTCAGAAAAGACGAAAGGATGAGATACGGGGTTCTCGGATATGACGGAAACGAGATGATGGCGGCTATTACCGGATACGATCTGGATGTGTCTTTCAATATGCGTCTTATCAACTCGCTGGCAGATGCGGAAGCCTGTGCCGATGCTTTGGCCGATGTCTTTTACCAAGCCCTGATGGAGCAACTTATCTCCCTGAAACCCGATATAGCGAAAGAACAGATGGCGGCTGTGACCAGTGGAAAAGAACAAACCGATACATAACAAACACCCTATTCTTAATAAAAGCCCGACATGACACAATCTGTTCTATGTTGGGCTTTAATAATATCAATTCTATGAAAAAGGAAAATAAGGTATCTGCGTCCGAGATGCTAAAGAACGAACTGGGACTGACGAAAGCGGAAAGCCTGTTCTGCGACCTGTATATAAACGGTGGGAGGGAATTTGCAGGACAGCACTGTAAATGCTATAGGGAAGCATTTCAGGATTCCGGTTCTGGTGTCAGTCTAAAAAGCAGGCGGCTGCTTGGCAAAACCCATATCTCGGAACGTATCAAGAAATTAAGTGAACAACAGCAAACCGATACGGAGGCTATCGCTGTAAAGTTACAAGTTACCGAAACTCTCAAATCGGTGATGGAAGAAACTTCCACCGCCAAATACAAGGACAAATGGGGAATGGACTTGTCCCCGGCTCCACTTCGGGCCGTGGCAGTCAATGCGGCAAAAGCACTGATGGATCTGTACCCGATCAAACACGCCCAGGAAGCAAAACTGAAGATCGAAGGAGGTGGCGATAATGGTATCATCTTTAATGTTATAGTTCCTCAGAAAGAAAACAATGGAGAAGAAGAAAGGCACGAAAGCTAAACGGACGGAAAGAAATGTTTACATGGCCATCATAATCATTCTGGCATTATACGGACTGAGGGATTCGGAAGCGGCGGTTAGGCTGATAGAATCCGTTTCCAAAGCATTGTCAGTCCTTCTAACGCTTGAATGACCTATGCCACAAATCAGAACATTCATAAGCGACAATATCAAATCCCTTACGATTGTCGCTTCTTTCCTGATTTCGATGTACGTCCAACACCTCAATAATACCGCCAGAATAGATTCACTGGCAGACAGGTGTGATCGTATTGAATCCAAACTGGAAGACCAATATCAGAAGATTGATGCAATCAAGGTGGATAAGACCGTATTTGAAGCTACCATGCAACAGTTTACGTCCATGCAGGACGATTTAAAAGAGATGAGA